TTTAGTTTCTATTTGATTTGTTTGTTCTTGTGGTTCTGTTTCAATATTTTGTTCATTATTAACTACATTAGTTAAGGCACTCTTAATTTCTTTATGCATCAATTCCAGTATGTCTTTTATTACACTCTCAGCTAGTGCTGAACTGATTTCCTTTTTCAACATTTGAATATGTTCTTTTGTCTGGGACGATATTTCTTTATCCAATTCGTTATTTTCATTATCTGATGCTTTGTATACATATATAGAGTCTTTCATATCTGTCTCCTGTGTTGTAGATTCTAAAGGTATTTCAGCAGATGGAAATATTCTTTCCGTTGCATTTTCATATATATTCATACTCAACGGTGTTAACTGATGATGAATTATATTCTTTATAGCTTTTGGATCATCAGTTTCAGCACTTTCGATTGTGAGGTTATACATTCGTCGAATCATTGCATTTATATTTGCAGGATTCCCAAGCACGATAGAGTTTTCTTTAAATACTGGTTTATGTATTGCAGCATAACATAATTTATCATTATATATCTTACCAAGCTCATGTGTACATTCTATACTCATGAGACTCTTACCGCAGATACTACATTTGTAATTATCCATTGCAACTCTTGCACCAACGGATGTACTTATAAATCGTCGCTGTTGAATAAGATCTGTTGTATATTCATCACCTACTTTAGAAGTCACTGGTATGAATGTTGCGAGTTTTACATATCCAGATGCTACGCCGTCGTATAATTCTGTGAGTCTCTTTATATATACACTGAATACATTTGTTCCAATTGGAGTACTTCTTTCATCATGATATGTGAGAAAAGGTGTAAAGAAAGGTTCATAAAATGTCTTTACAGATGAGTTCATGTTTGTAGACTGGTAATTATACATGTTTTTATCAGTATAATCCGTATGAAGAACTTCACTGATAATAATTGAACCACGACCGAAGTTATGTTTTTCTATTATATTCTTAGCTTTAGCAAGTATGGCATCGTCTTCTTTTTGAAACTCAGCTGAAAGCTTCTTATTAATCTCTATACCATAATTAACTATAACAAGATCATTATCTGGCATCATAATACCTCTAATAGTGTTTGTTTTTATTTTACTATACACTGCGATAATATGACTTGTATTTGCCGTAGACTTAGTTTTTGTTGCTACCTGGGGCGTTCTTTTTACCGTATTGATTTTGTGGCTGGTTTTGCGAATCTATCATATTATTGATAGGATCGTTGGTTTCTTTAAGTGGTTTTTGTACACGTTCGATGTAGAGTTGTTTTTCTTCTTCCGCGGAAAGTGGTGGTTCTTTTAACTTCCTTAATACTCTATTCATTGGTAGTATATTCCCGTGGTAAAGATTCATAGTGCTGTTTTGTATTTGTATCTGTTTCTCAAGTTTCATTTCGTTAAAAGTCATTTGAATTATGAATTCACCATATTCATTGTATAGCCTTTCATCTGTTATATCTAATTTTAGAATTTCAGGTATAAGATAATAGTTAAACATAAAACATATAATATTTGCAAAATACATACAGTGATCTGACAATGCGTCATCTATAGAAGAAGCTGTGGATCTATTAGATGTATCACCCTCCCCTACTAAAACAGATGAAGATCCAGAACCTATCAATATTCTGGTTTTATAGTATTCAAGTAACGATGTAAGGTCACTGAGGTTTTTCAATAGATTGATAGCTTCAATCGATATTCTATGATTTGTTACAATGAAGCCATTGGCTGCCATGCTTTCTATCTGTTCTCTGACTGCTTCTATCTCATAGGGATTTTTACATGGGAAATCATCTGTCCCGACTTTAGCATGAAGTATTGGAGAACCGTATTGATAAATAAGGAAATCTATTGATTCCTCTATAGAACGCAATGTAAGAATGTCATCAAGCAACTGTATGGAATAAGGTTCTGGGAAAAAATCCATGTCATCTTGGTATAGTTTTAAAACTATAATATCACTGGCAGGGATCATGTTCTCATCTTGAGAATTAAAGAAAAGTGATTTGATTCTGTTATTGATGGCAAATATATTTGTGCCACCTTTTTTGGTAAATATATCCTCTTCAGGTATAATACCGACTAAGTCTTTATTTGTGTTAAATATCCATTTGCAATTGTTGGGCTTTATAATTTTAAGTTTGGATATATCGCCATTTTGATCATAAATCTTCTGGATAATACTTATTCCATATAATGAAATATCTGTATGAATAGATGCAAACAATTGTTGCAGATTGCAACTATTGTTTCTCTCAATTTGGTTTAGTTTCATTCTGGTAATTTTTATGAGGTTAACATTTTCAGATACATACCCGAAACCGTTTCGAAGCATTGTCTCATATTGTCTGGATATAGATCTTGCATAATATCCTTCTTTGGAGAAAAACTTATCTATTCTATCATAATCATAAGGTGAAGTAATAGTTATTGTATTATTAGATGCGTTATATTCTTTAGTTGCTGATTTAATAAACGTATGTTTACCAATCTTTGATTTGCTATTCAATGTATTGTTAAACATTTGTGTAGTATGTTTTATTTTACCTGTTGCTATAGTTTGCTCTGTATTGTCTTGATTTAAGTTTTCAAGTATGAGACTTACTCTCTTATTGATCTCATCTTGTAATTGTATTTCAATATCCTCGTTTTTTTTGAAAATTGAAAATATATTCATGTTAACCTCTAAGTATTTCAAATATATTATTCATAGAAACCTTTAAGTCGCTGAGTTTTACATCTGAAAACTTTTCAGCCTTTTCTATGAACTCAGCTGGTGGAATTATATTTCCATCCTCTGTAAAGAATTCTGCAATTTTGAATGGGCTCTCACAATTGCTACAGAAAAGATCTGTTTCTACTATTATATCACCTATCGGTCCTAATTCACCAAAGGTATGCGACAGAGTCGATATATCATTATCAAGTGACCTGATAACATCCTGTTCTGGTATGAAGTTTTGTCCAAATAGGGATTCTGAGCACTCATCCAGTTTCTTTGCGTTTTCCTTTGTTTTAAGCATAAGCCCAAGATTTGCCACTGTTTCCATCATTGAGTCTTGTTGTTTTTCTATTATCATGTTTGTAATCGTGTTAGGGTCATAACAATCTTTAATGGAGAATATAAGGTCTATCATTAACTTGAGAAGACTACTCAATGCTTTTAAAAATGCAAATCTGGCCCGTGATAAATATATATCATCTATCAAGGTTATATCGTTTATACGAATCTTGTCCAAGGTATTGCTAACATCATCAAGAATCCCGAATTTTAATGATCCAAGACTACAGGAAAGAAATGACAAAAACTTATCGAATCCAAAACATTCATTGTTTATCAGGTGTCTAATCTCTGGAACTGCCTGTATATTAACAAGTATACTATCAAGTGGACCAAATAGAAGGTCTAAAAATGCAGAGAGTGAGCTAAGTAATTGAAATTTTATTTCATCAAACATTTGCCCAAATGGTAGAATAAATCCCTTTAGGAATAGCCCCCGTTCCATCTTTCTTATAAATATATCTATAATCTGTTTAATGAAGCGCAACAGTGCCACAAACTTTTCTACTTCTTTATTTGATTGAATGGTTTCTCCCCACATTAATTCATTTCTTATCTTATTTGCAAAACCATCTTCATTTTCACTATCCAGGTCTTCACATATGGAACCTTTAGTTATTAGTGAATTAAACAATGATGCGATAATAACAAGTAGATATATATAACAGCATAATTGTTTTGAAGATCCCCATCTGGCAAGATTAGCCGTTCCACAGACTATCTTATCTGCGTATTTCAAAAGTTCAAGTATGGTTTTGTCAGCCGCCTCTAGATACTCCTGGAAATATGCACCAAGCTCTATGAATAGAGGGCTGCTATTGCTTTGGTTATGTTTCATAGTTGGCATCTTACCCTGGTTGGGTGAATAACCAAAACAGTTAAATATACCGCCCTTTTCTTCTGTTCTGTTATATACACTGGTACTGTTTAGTGTGCTTTGGATACTTTTACTCATTGCAAGTGCTGTATTTGCAGAATGTTTAGCAGAGTATAATGGATTTAAATCTGTTCGTGATAACTCACCACTTTTAGATCCGTTTTCCATCAAGTATTCTTTAATTGCCTTTGCCTTTAGTATTTCCTGGGTCGTGGGTATTATATCATCTTTATTTTTGTTATTATAATCACATATATTTCTAACGCTATTTTCGCCCTCAAGTTCTGCTTTGACCCACTGATCAAAGCATTTTGTTGTCGAAAGTAGAGGTTCACCGACGTTATTACCATTGAAGAAGAATGGACTAGTGGTACAACACGTGATCCTTCTAAATCTCACTTCGTTCCATTTTTCTCTATTGCATTCTATTTCATCACTGCTTGAACAGGAAAACCCGACAACCTTAAGCAATGCTGATTCTATCTTTTTAAAGACATCTGCTATCTTATTTCCGAGACTAAATGTTTTAAGTTTTATTTTATATTTCTTAAACTTAACAGAGTATGGTACTTTAAATCCACCAAGTAGTCGCCTAAATTGAGCACACTGGTATCCGACTGTATAATGAACTATTACAACATAACATATCTTTACTGTTAACTCTATTAACTTTTTTCCATAATCGATAGCATTGAATGCGCCGACTTTTTTTAAATCATTCATCACTGCTTGCTGAAAGCCAGCAGAATCCCATGTAGCCACAGCTTTTGAGAGTTCTGGGTTATTTGTATAAGGCGGGTATTCAGCAATACGAAAAATACATTTTATTGTATCACTATCAAGAGTATATACCGGATCACTTTTAGGTAATAATATATTATCTTCTGTTTTAAATTCAATACCAGTTAGTTCGGAGGTGTACTGTAATATAACATCTGGGGCATCACCTAAGTATCCATCAATATCCTCAAGTTGCAAATCAATAAGAAAGTTAGTTCTATCGAGAACCTTATTTGCTAAATCCTCTAATTCTTTGAATCTGTCTTTATAACTATCAAGAATATTCTTAGGTTTATTATCTATAATTTCTTCGGGAATATCCGATGATTTTGCCTTCTCTTTTACAATCTTTTCACGTTGGATACTATCTATATGTGGCCTAAATAATACGTCTTCTGTTCGAGCCATCAAGGCCTCCGGTTCTGTTGTTATGTAAAGTTCTTCTCCATATGGAGTTATTTGTTGCTACATGTTCACGTTTATTCTGAATTGATTGTATTACGTTGGACATAAGCACAGATTCTATGTTTATTATATCATTATTTTCTTCTACAGTATCCTTTCTGTAGTATTCATCCATACCATATATACATATCTGCAACGCAGATAAAGAGTGTGTATTATCACTATACTCAAACCCGCCAAATTCGTTTTGTGATTTTTTACGTTTGAAAGCTCTAATCTCTGCAACAAGTCCCTGTCTTACATCTTCCTCAATTGGTAGTGCTAATTTATTTTCTAAGTAGATACCGAGTAAATTTACCATATAATGTCTTACTCTTATATCTAATTCTATCCTGGCATTATCATCACTTTCAGATAATGTTCTTTTTACTTTCTTCACTGAATCAACTATAGTGAGAATCTGTTCAGGATTTTTGTTTATTTTATTTAATTCAGCGTGAAGTAGTTCAATCTGAGTAGCACCATATCCGGCGTCTACAGAAATAGTTTTATAGTTAAATTGTTTATATAACTCCATTATGCGCTGAACAGTATATATTTGCGTGTACTGTTCGTGAGATATTATTTCATGGCGTGTTATAAAGAATTTATCAAACATCTTTGCCACTTCAATAACACGAACACCGTTTTGAGGAACGTTCCAATCAACACCGAGAAATTTATCTGCGTCTTGATATTCTTGAGTAACACGTAGTTCTTCCATTGTAAAATACTGATCAAATATTTTACTGTTTTCTATAGCTTTATCTATAATGTCTTTCTTATAAACTGCACCTATAGCATCAGCCCATTCAGCTAATACTTCAAGTTTCCACGTTACTTCATCGAATATAACACTACGCAGTCTCTTTTCTATAACTGGCCAATTTTCATCAAGTGTGGTAGGTAAATGAAACTCTTTGGCTTCATCGTTATTTAATGCAACGGCATTATCACAAAATATTCTAAACCACGTATCAGGTAGACCAGAAGGGGTTGAGCTTGCCCATATTGGGGTATTTGGTGCACCTTTGACCAAACCAGTTATAACTCCAAAGGCTTTCTCCGGTAGATATTCAACCTCATCAATATATATCGCACCATTTCCATGCATAGATTGTCCACGAGCCTTGGCTGGGTTTTGTCCCATTAGAAATACACGTATCGATGAACCAGATGCACATTGTATTTCATAATCATATTCAGCCTCTATGGACGATTTCTTCTTTTTCTTTTTGTCACTGTTACCCATAGTGAAAGCATCAGCTATGTCACTATTACGTAACATGTTGCCAAATATTTCAAGAATACGATTAAGCTGTTTCTTGTTAGGTATAAAAACGTATATTACTATATTCTTATTAAAATAAGCAGTATGAGCCATATCTACAACCATATGAACTGTTTTACCGAACTGACGACCAACTCTTAAAGCTCTATTTTTAGATCGACTTAACAATACATCATAAAAGGCTTTCTTTATTTTAATTCTATTTTCACCAGTATCAGGATCAGATAGATGATTTTCAGCCCATAGTATTGGATTATCAGACTCAAGTATAATGTTTAGCGCATCATTATCATGCACTTTATTCATTATTACTTTTAACTGTTCTTCAGTATATCTTCTTCCCATTATTATCCTTAGCAAAGATCGAATATGTTATAATAGATATATAATAATTATAACATAAGAGGCTGTATGAAAAAGACAACTACTGTATTACAACCAGCACTGGCACAGAGTTTCGGTAGAACGATGATTAACAATCTTCCGCTTAAAACTATGGCTGGATTTTTTGCCTTAAATGCTGCAATGAGAACACCAATGACGACCATGAACACAGCTAATAGAATATTGGAAACAGTTTATCCTGGTAATTTGTTGAGCACCGCTACTGGTAAAACCGGACTTAGAGCAAACTCTACACCGTCACCGTTACAAGGTATTAAATTTTCTTTCAGGAGATAACAGTTGATACCTGAATACAGTTCATATTTAGTAAGTAAGTTATTAAATAACGACTTTGATACAGAACCTGTAGATATCGCATCTGAGATTTCAGGGATGAACTATCCTTTCAACGTAGTTTCCTTACTCAAGGATGCTACAATTGAGGCTTATAAATATAGATCAATTTGGAATCTCACAAGAGCAGCAGGACTTACTACATCTTTAAAGTATCCTTTCGCCAAAGCTACATTTCAAGCAAGACTACGTAATACTAATCAACTCACAGGAGTTCCAGGACAGGTTAAATATTTTATAGATCGCATCGAACAAGCTATAAATATGCGAAAAACCAAGTTCGGAAACTTTATTTACAAATCCTTAGTAGGTGAGCCATTCGAATCAAGTTTATTGGATAGGTACTTATTACCAAAAGGTAAATTTATAGATCTTGTTTCTCAATACGATCAGACTTTATCACGAAATATATCAGCATCAGTTAAAACAGAAACAGAATCATTATATAGAAAGTTTTTATCACACGTCATTGATTCCTCACCAAAGGGTCCGGTAAGTAAAATCGAACGCGCTACAAGCTTTTTTAAACCAAGTTTTAGAAAAACACACGAAAGACATATAGACACAGTATATGATGCATTTCATAGATTTATGTCTGAGATGTCACCATCCTCAATAGAACTAATAAAAAACAATACAGAACCACTTGAACAATTTGCAAAAATGTCAGCAAGAAGATTAACAACAGCAAGAATTGCAAAATTCGGGGCTGGTAGTTTATTTGCAGCTCCAATTGTTGCAGATATGCTCGCAACCGGTATTCGCCTATACACAGAGTTTACTGTTAAAACTGCTAATACATTGTATAATATAAGCAAGCTAGATTTTGGCGGTTCTGTTCAAATACTTCAGAATTCTGCAATGGCAACTGAAAGACAAAGAGCCATGGCTGCTATAAGAGATGCACAATTAAATGCCAGATCGCTGCTTGGCAACGAAGCAGCGTATCTGGCATGATTATAGTAAAAATGGCTAATTGGTTTTTTGGTTATCTAGTATTGCGGTAAGTGTAAATTACTTCTTCAGGAACATCTGGTCCATGGTCTCTCACGGCTTTTAAAAATCTGTTAACTGAGATCTTATCGTAACCGTAATAAAGAGCTATGCTTTGTGCTTTCCATCCTGAATAGTAAAGTTTGAGAATTTTATCTCGGTTATCACTACAAAGTTTGAGACGTTGTTCGATTGGTTCAGCGTACATAATATCCTCCGATAATATTATAATTTCACAGTTAAACTGTGTTGGTTCTATGTCAATATTTTTTTTGACATTAACCATAACAATTATTTATCTTATTCAATATACACTTGAATGGTTGGACAATAGAGATGGTAAGTAATCATCCCTTGTTCAAAGGCGATTCATCTCCCACCTACTCACTTTCGTTCCTTGAGGTGGGAGTCTTCTCGCCTAAAACGATAAAACTCAGATTTGATTGAAATTTTTTGGAGGTCTGTATGCTAAAATTAGTTGAGTTTATCAAGAATAATGCCGATTGGGAAGCAAAACTTCAAGACAAACCTTATTGTATAACCATAAAAAGAAAAGATAATCTTATAATATTTAATTATAATCAAATTGAATCAGATTTTTATAATCCAATAGTAAAAGAATGTAGAGGTATTATTCTTGAAGATGTTACTTTTAAACCTGTATGTGTTCCGTTTTATAAATTTGGTAATTATGGCGAAGGATATGCTGATACAATAGATTGGAATACTGCGAGAGTGCAAGAAAAGGTGGATGGTTCGCTTATAAAAGTTTGGTACTACAATGGTGAGTGGAAAATTTCAACTAATGGAATGATTGATGCTAGAGACGCAGAATTAGATTGTAACATTAGTGAATATAAAACGTTTTATGATTTGTTTATGAAAGCTGTAGAAAATGTTGGCTTAGACTTTAATAAGTTAAACTCACGATATATATATATGTTTGAATTAATATCTCCTTTTAATCGAGTTGTAGTACCGTACACTGAAATATCTTTAAGACACATAGGAACACGAAATATTGATACTTTAGAAGAGTTAAATATAGATATAGGAGTACCAAAACCAAAAGAATATAATTTCAAGTCATTAGATGAATGTATAAAAATGGCACAAGAATTACCATTTAGCGAAGAAGGATATGTAGTAGTGGATGCTAATTGGCATAGAATTAAAGTAAAATCTCCTGCTTATGTTGCCGTACATCATTTAAAAAATAATGGTGTAGTAACTAAAGAAAGAGTTATAGAACTAATACGATTAAACGAGTATGAAGAATTTTTAAACTATTTTCCTGAATATACTGAACAAATTATTAATATAAAAATAAAAATTGAAGAGTTTATTAAAAATATGAATTCAAGTATAGAAAAAGCACAAAATACTTTATTTCTGACAAGGAAAGACTTTGCTGAATTTGCCAAGACTACAAAATGTCCAGCTTTAATGTTTAATTGGTATGA